GCACTCGTATCAACCTCTCGTTGAACAAATACATCTGTGACAGCTTTTGCTGCCATCTTTGCTTCTGAACGAGAGAGATTGAATGCATCACGCATCCCCTTTTCCCATTCTCTTATAGAAATCTCTTGACCCTTCACTGAACGCACAAGTGCTTGTGGATTCATTGGGAAAGTAACAAGACTAACTTCCATTAAGTCTACTTCTTTGATAATACGTTTATTTGCACGCCTATCATATGAAACTTTGTCAGGGTTTACTTTAAAGCCTATTGAAAGACCATCTAAAGCACCCATTTTTAATAATTCGTAGGCTTCTGCTCCTGCTTGTGTTTTAAGAGCTAACCTGCCTTTTACAACAAGACCATGCTCATCTTCTTTTATTTCGTCAAATACACCAATAGGCATATCTGATTTATGTTGATATAAGAGTTTTACACTTTGTGGCTTTTTGCCTTTTAGTGATTTTGCAAATGCACCTGATTCTATAACATCATTACCTAAATCTTTGTTTCCAAATACAGAACCATAACCTTCAAATGTTCCATAGTTTTTATCTTCTTCTTCATCATAGTAGGCTTTTATATTAGATTTTATTTCAATAAATGATTTCATATCTGATAGATTGTCTTTTACATCTTCGCCTGTAAGATCAATAAATTCTTCATGTGTTTTACATGGCATATAAACTTTATTACCATCTTCGTCATGTGAATGGGAACCAACACACCCAATCTCTTTAGCACGTGCATTTGCTTCTATGGGATTGTCAAATACATCTTTTCTTATTTCTTGCTTAATTTTGTTAAGTGTTGAAAACCTATGACCAACTATAACATCTGAAGGCTCTCCTGCTTGATATACTCTTATTAGGGCAGCAGGGTCTTCTTCTGTTGCGTTTAGAGTAAAATCAGTATCAGGTACTGCTAATTTTCCACTTTTTACAATTTTAGTTATTTTTCCTCTTGCTCTACCACCACTAGAATTCCATGAAACCATGTCTCCAGTTTTTAAGGCATCTGCTGCAGCTTTGTTGTCAATAGAATCTTCTTTGTTTAAATCGTACTTGCTAGTACAGACAGCTAATCGTTGCTCGGAATTAATATATTCACTCGCCATAGTGTCATCTCCCATACATCTATTTAAAAAATCTTGCCTGCCTTCATTGTTGTTCGGTTTTGGAATAGGCATATATAACTACATATAGTATCGTAAACATTAATCAGATACAACATCTGCCTCATCTGTATATATTATTATGCATCTGCAATTTATTACGTTTTTTACACCACCTTTTGCATCGCCTGCAAATTCCATGTTAGTACCACCAACAACAAAATTTTCATTCATATCTACAGTCTGACCATTTGCTAAAGAATGTGCAGACCTTGTTCTCTTGTCATTTGTAGCTACCCACCTTTTTTTCATGCTATTGCCCAAGTTTGCTTGCGCTGTTAAATGATAAGCATGGTTGCTATAACCTGCTGCATTGTGGGTTTCTGTTCTTGCTATCAAGGCTGCTCTGCTTCTACTTATAGCTAAAAATTTAGTTTGCACTTGTTTTGCTATCTGCGGAAGTGTTAAACCATCAGCCCTGCCTGCTTCTATAAGATTACTAATTCTTGTTGCCATCCTGTTACTAATACCTGCTAATATTAGCTGTCTACTATTAAAATATTCATTTACAACAGTTTCAAAATCTTCGCTTCTACCAAAAACGTATGCTTCTTCTTTTTTATTGTTAAAATAATTATCTTCATTATTTTTGTACATAGCTTGGAACACCCTTCTATAGTGAGATAACATAAGAGGTACAAAATCTTCATTGAGTGCGCGAGCGGCTATTGTAGGATCATATATGCCAAATTCTTTATACAAATACAATTGCACATTTAAAAATTTTCTAAATAGAGTATTTAGTCTTTTGTAAAATCTTTTTTCAAGATTGTTTCTTATTATAAGCTGTTTTCTCGCTTCCTTTCTTGCATTAACCCTGCCTTGCCTAAAAGTTAGGAAACTATTTGGAACTTCAATTTCAGCCATCAGAAGTAGTTTTATTGTCTCTTTCGTTTTGTATTTGACCCCATACTTTTTTTGACCAACCAAAACCTGCATCACCACCCCACAAAGCCCATGCAATTCTACCTGCACTTGGGTAGCCTTCAGTACCTTTTTTAAAGCCTTTGCCTTGTTTGTCTACTTCATGCCTACTAAAGTAGCTGTACATTCTTTTAACAGTATCAGGAGAAAGGTTTTCTTTGTTAGTTAGTTGGTTTGCTCTAGCAACGCCAATTTCAGTTCCACCTCTCTTAAACTCTCTACGCCAATTTAAACCCCTTTGTGCTTCTGTTGCCATTGCATCTGTAGGTTTAGTGTCAATATCACTAATAGCTTTTATTATTTCTATTAATTCTTTATCAATATTTTTTTCATCTTCTTCTTCATAATCTTCTAAGTCATCATCATTAATAGGATTAGTAGCTTCAGGAACAGCAGCATCAGTTAATGGAAACATGTTAGCTGATATGTATAACTCGTCTGCACCTTCTATAGTTCCTAGACCTAATTGTTCTCTAGCTTCATTACGCGTCATTATTCCTTCTCTTACAGCGCTTGTTACATTTTCATAAGTTCTTTTTCTTCTTTCTGATAAAGCAGGTATAGAGTCAATATCAAACTCTAGAGTTAATCTATCGTCAAACATTGGTATAAGCCACTCATTTAAATCAGATTGCATTTTTTTAAGATGAGGTATTATGGTTTCTTCATATAGGGCTAGTCTTGCTTCAGCTACATTGGCATAAGTTTGTGCATCAGGCACGCCTACAAGCTGCGAGGGCACGCCAAAACATAAAGCAATATCAGTAGCAGCCATATTTTTAAGTTGATGAAAATCCATATCCTTGGGGCTTAAACCCATTTCTTTCCAATCAAAATCTCCTTCAAGAAGCATTGGTCTACCTGCATTACCTGCGCCACTAAATCTATTATTAAGATCAGTCAATAATTGTTGTCTCTGTGATTCTGAAAGGTTTACTGCAAAGCCTGCATCATCTTGTGGTTTAAAAATTACAGCACCACTTGGTCTTGCACCATTATCCAATAAATTTACATTATGTTTACTAGTCATATTGTGTTGATCTACTTCTACAGCAGCAGCGCTTAGAGGACTTAAACCATAATAATCATCTAATGGATTCCATAATTTAATATGTTTTACTTCACTAAATCCATCTACTTGATCTACTGGGTATGTAGCTTGCACTCTACCATTTACCATATATTCATATTTATCAGGTATTGGATTGCCACCGCCTTTGATAGTTATTCTATCAGGTCTTAATTGGTGTAATTCTGTAGGCGCGCCACTATCACTACCTATTTTGAGGACATAAGCATTACCACTAAGAAGCACATAACCGAAAAGGCTATTAAAAAATTCGGAATAAGATTGTAAAGGGTTAGGTCGTTTGAGTAGATTAATAAGGGGGTGCTGTTCAACAATTTGATCTCCATTTTTTATTATGAAAGGTACTGCACTAGCGCCTTTACTTATTTCATTTACACATCTATAAACTATTGCATTTTTTAAATAACCTTCATTAGCTAAATCTGCATATTTATATTTCTTTGTTTGTGTAGTACCTACACCAAAATAACCCATCATATTTGAGTTTTTAACTTCACTTTTAGTATTAAAAAGTCTTTGTAAAAATGTTTTTTCTGCCATTAGCTTATTCTCCAATTTACTTGTCCTTTAGATTTACTTAGCTCGGTTAAACCCCATACTAAAGCATCTAATCTATCAGGACTTGGTTTTGGTCTATCTCCTGTATATGTAGTCATTTGAGACTCCAATTCAGAAAAATACCCAATATGATGAACGCGCCTCTGCTCATATAGTGCTGCAATAGGTTCTGCTCTTACAAGTTTACCTCTTGTAGCGGTTACTGATTTATAAGGAATATTTATATCTATAGCCCTTAATAATCTTTCCACCAAATCACCACCATTATTTGTTTCTGCAATTACTCTATCTGCTCCCCATTCATAGAAAGCCTTTATTGCTATCTTACCCCATTTATCAGGAGAATACTTCCCTGATATATCTTCTAATACATAATACTCATTTTGAACATCTTTTCCAACTACCATGATACCAGTTTCATCAGAATCTGCCCCACTTGTGACTGCAGGGTCTATGGCTACTATAATTTGCGTATAATCTTTTTTAGTATCAGCAGGTAAACGCGTTTCCTCAATAAGATCATTATTCCACAAAGCACCTTCTAACATATTTAAAACTTCTGCATATAGCTCTTGCCTTCCTAATGTAGTGCCTTCATATTTTTCTTTAAGCATTGCCAGTGCGCTTTTAGCTAAATTAGCTTCGTTTTCAAACGTACTACCTGTAGTAACTACAGTGTCGTTTCTTTCAATTAGGCTTCTGATAATAGGTGTTGGTTTAGGGGTGGTTGTAATAATGCATTGTGGGTTGTCTCCTAGCCTTAGACCAAACATTAATTGGTCAAATGTCTCAGGGTATCTCCATGCAGCTAATTCGTCACACCATGCCCTATGAAACTGCGGACCCCTTAATCTGTCAGGCTCTATTGCAGCAAAGCCCATAATTTTTGAGCCATTGGCTAATCTTATTTCTGCAGTATTGGTTGAGTAACTTTTTCTACCTCTTGAAACAAAATAACATTCTTCAGGAATTATAGATAATAAACCACTAGGACCACCAAAACATACACGTCTTAAATCTCCAAAGGTAGGAGCAATCACAGCACTTATGGTATTAGGATTGCGCAAAGCATATAGAGCAATGTCTTGTGCGCCTGTTCTTGTTTTCCCCCAACCACGACCAGCAAGTATTAACCATATGTGGTATTTTTCAGATGGTGTTATCTGTTTTGCTCTAGCTGTAGTAAGCCAATCAGTGTATAGAGCTAGAGTCTTCTTCTCGTATATCTTCGGCGATGCTATCCAATCGCTCCAAAGCTCTTCTGAATGAGTCGCTGTCTTGGACATTTGTATTTACTTCCATGTTATCTGTAGCTTCACCTAGTGCTAATTTAGCTACTCTTTGTGCATTGGTAGCAGCACTGGATAAAGCGACAAGGGTTTGCGGTTGCACATCTTTGTCAGGCGCAGCATTTTTGCTAATCACCTTTCCTATTTGTCCCATTATACCTTTTGCTATAGCGAGACTTGTCCTATCAAAATTAATACTTTCTTGAACTAACTCTTTTTTTCTGCGCGCATCTAATTCAATTAAATAAGAGTCTTGGAACTGTTTTTGTTTAATAGTCCAATCATCTTTTTTTGCATGTTTATAAAGAGTGGGTTTTGGTATCCCATAATCTGTAGCTAACTGATCTATAGTAAATAGCTTCCGACCACCTGTATTTGCTTCTATACCTTGCACGAACTTGTTTCTTATTTCTTCTAATAAGGTTGGTGTTAGTTTTTTAGCTTCTGATTTTTTAACCATAATTTATCTCTATTTATCGTTATTCTCACTTCAAAAGCCCTAAAAGTAAAGAAAAAAGCCCAAAAAGTGCATTTAATTCTGTTTTACTGTTTACATTTATAAACATTAGTATTAAAATTATTGGGTTAAGTAAATAATTATAAGGAGAAAACATTGAATAACTTAAACAACAACTACCCTACATTAACTGATCGCACCTTTGGTGTTGAATTAGAGTTTGTAGGTGTTAGACCACAAGAGGTAGCAAACGTAATTAATGCAACTGGTATTGATTGTTACTTTGAAGGCTACCATCATAATACTACCCCTTACTGGAAGTTAGTTACTGATGCCAGTTTAGATGGTGTGGGTGGTGAGATAGTTAGTCCTATATTAAAAGGCGAAGATGGCGCTAAACAACTAGAGCAAGTTATAGCAGCTTTAGATACATTAGATAACATTAGAGTTAATGTGCAATGTGGTTTGCATGTGCATTTAGATGTAAGTGATTTAACAGTTGGTCAGATACAAAGTGTTTACGAGAGATATGCAGATTATGAAAGCCAAATAGATATGATTATGCCTAGAAGCAGACGTGGACAAAACAGCAGATGGTGTAGAAGTGTTACTGATGTTAAAGGTCGTATTAAAAATGTAAGAAGTAAAACTAAAACAGGACTAGCTCATGCAGCAGGTAGATACTACAAAGTGAATTTACAAAGTCTTACAAGATATGGAACTATGGAGTTTAGACAACATAGCGGAACTATTAATTTTGATAAGATTATAAATTGGGTTAGTTTTTTAATGGCTTTTGTTGATACAAGTGCAAAATTAACAACTAAAAATAAAACAAAACCACCTAAGAGCCGAGCATATAATACTCTTAGGACTCTTTTAGAAAATAATGGATTTAATCTTAGTTATAGATCAGGTAGTAAGCGTTGGATAATAACTAATGAGAATACAGGTTGGTTTACAGGTTTTTATGGTGAAGAATTAGAGGAGTTATATGAAACAAACAAAGAATCATCATTAAACAAATTATATGCAGAAGCATTTTTACATGAAAATTTACCTGCTGACATAGAGTTTAATTACTCTTTATGGAACTACATACCTACAACAGATAATGAAATAGATGGTGGTTGGTTAGATGGTGTAGATAATAAAGTTAAAACATTTTACCAAGAACGAGAACTAGAACTTAATTAATAAGGAGATAATATGAAATATAAGATACTAGAAACAAGACCTACAAAAGAAATGCCATACCTATATGGAGCATATGGCAGCAATCTAAACATGGCACAAATGCAATATAGATGCCCTCATGCAGAAGCATTAGGAAGCGTTATTGTTAGTGGCTTTGCTTTAAAGTTTAGAGGTGTTGCTGATATAGAAAAATGTAAAACATCAGAAGTGCCGCTAGGTCTTTGGAGAATTACAGATGCATGTGAACGTAAGTTAGATATATATGAAGGCTACCCTAATTTATATCGCAAAGAAATTGTAGACGTGCCTGCATTAAAGAATAAGTTTGGTACAACACAAGTAATGATTTATTTTATGAATAGCAAAGACGTATATCCGCCATCAAGTAGATATTTTGAAAGTATAGTAAATGGTTATACAGATTTTAATATAGGAACTGACCCACTTATGTACGCTTTAAAAGACTCGTACAGTAATACAGGAGTAAAATAATGTATATGTATCAAGAAAATGGTAATTTAAATGAAAACTTCAAGCATATGTTTTGGGATATAGAGGATGCAATTGGATTGTTAAGTTATAGTTTTGTAATAAAAAATAAAAATACTGTAATGAATTTACTAGATGCATCATTACTGCCTAAACAATACAATATATCTACTGCAAAAATGTTTGACTTTTACTTACAAGGTTTAATGATAAGACGTAAAGGATAATTTACATAATTTTTTTATTAATATATGCCAAACACTAAACATCATTAGAAGTAACATGTATATCATTAAGATGACCAATTTTTTGAGGTGTGTACCCACTTTGCTTTGCAAGTTTATCTAGGCTTACAGCAATTCTTCTATTATTTAAATCAGTGCCAATAAAATTTAGACCTAATTTATCAGCAGTAACTGGAACTAAACCTTGTCCAGTGCAGCAATCAAATACAGTTTTAATTTTATTAACATTTATTTCATGTTTAAAACTCGGTAGCGGAACTTTCATTTCGTCCATATGTGTAAAATCAAAATCTATAGATTCTTTGCCACTTCGTATATATTTACATGGTTTATTTCCATAATAAAAAACATCCCATTCTTGTGTTATATAACCATTTCTTTTTTGCAAATATTCATATGCATAATCAAAAGTTTGTTTCCCAATTTCCATATAAATAGAACCCTTTGTTTTATCAAACATTTTAAAAACGATATTTAATAATTCATGTATGTCTACTTTATCAGGTATCCCTGCTTTAGTTCTGAAAGTCGCTGCATTGCCTGAGTTCCATGGTGGGTCTACCCACATACAATCCCAATCTCCCAAATAATCTATTGCATCAAAATATTGTGGTTTCTGCATATCAGCACATATTATTTTATGGGGACCAGCTTCCCATACATCACCGAATTGAACTGGTATTCTATCACCTGCATCTCCATATTTAACTATTGGCATTTTTACACCATTCTAATAATTGTTCTGCAGGATTTACACCAAGAGCTGACTTTACAATATCAGCTTCTTCGCCACTAAATACTAAATTTAATCTGTAAAAATTTGCTTCCTTTACAGCCATATTTCTTTCTTCATCAGTTCTTGCATTAGCCACTATTGCTTCTACTTGTCTTTGTCTATTTAATGCTTCAACAGTTAATGACTTTACCATTACACCATCAGCAGTAGCATGTTCAACACCTGCAACACCATCTTCACTAGAATCATTATCAACAGGTATCCATGCTTGACCAAATTCTTCACCTGCCATAGCTTCAGGAGCAGGTATATCTTCCAACATTCTTTGTAATTCTAAATCGTCCATCATTAATGAGTCTTGCGCCCAATCTAATGCTCCTAATGACTCTAAATCTCTAAGCACGTTAGCTGTAAGCTCAATATCTTCTGACCCTCTTGCCCTGTTATGTCTTAATGTTGCGATACGCGCCTGCTCCATTGACATAGGGGTTACTACAATAGGTATTTCTGCATATCCTAATTCTTTAGAACAGCGCCATCTATGCTCACCATCAACGATTCTAAACATGCCTTTTGTCTCATGTTCTACGCATACAATTGGTTGTGTGAAACCATCTTCTGTCATTGATCTTTTAAGTAATTCAAATTCATCTTCTGATTGTCTATTTGGATTATAAGTATTAGGAACAATTTTATCATGTGTAATGTATTGAACATCTAATGCTTTCAAAACTGCATTTTTCTTTTCTACTTGTGCCTTACCTTTAAACTTCGCCATTATTAACCTCTGCTCTATTTATTATGGGAGACATTTCCCAATATTTATATTTACCATGATAAAAATATCTACAAAGGTATGTCGTGCCTTTATGGTTTGTGTATTGTTCATCAACCCCTTGTAATTTTATCATTCTTTGCAAAATTGAATAAAGATATGGCTGCTCATGACTTCTTATATACCAATGTGGTGCAATTAGTGCATAGGTCTTTGCCCATATCCAATTTACACCTTCTATGTGTTCTGCTAAATCGTCCATTAGAATGATGGTTTACCACCCCAAAACCCTTCACCTTTTCTAAAATACTCAGGCTCCATATAGGGCAAAAAACCTGCTTTAAAACTAAATGGATCACCATTCCACATGGCTATAGATAGTTTTTTATATGAGCCAATTGGATTTGCTCTTAAAGCATTTATTTGTGGAAATGGGATATTGCCATTTTGTCTTTGATGTTTTTCTAGTTGTTGGCGTAAAGCTAGTTTTGCTCTTTGCGCAATCCATTCAGGAGCTTCATTAATACATTCACGATGGAAACAATCTTCCCAAGTCTCACCTGCTCGCCTTCTTGGCATACATGATATTTTACCAAATTGAGTTACAGTTCTTATGCCATCTAGCCTATGACATACTTTATCAAACCACTGAGGCCATGCCTTCTGCGCTAATTGTAAATCAGGTATCCCTGATGTTGTCATTGTAAGAGGTGCTATACGCAATTTATTTTTGCTACGACCGTGTTTTACCATTACATCATAAGCATGGTTATAATCCCATTTAAAATCTTCAATAGCTTTCCATACATCGCCATCTTCCCAGTCATAAATTGGTCTTACGTATTTAACACCTAATTTATTCGCCTTTGTGATATGACCTTTGCTTGAAAATAAACCCATTCTTCTATTTGGGCTTTCTTGTACTCGCAACCCAATGCATGCAAATAAATCTTTTCCTTCTTCTGTAGGAAATCTTTCTTTTGTTACTAGTGCTTGTATATTTTTTTCTTCTATTTGATACGCATAATCAGGAGGTTGTCTAACCCATTCTTCGCGAGGTACTGTTTCATCAAATATATACCAATATGGATTTTTTCTATTAAATACATTTACAACTGGTTGTCCTGCCCAAACATGATGCATATTTACCTCAGGTCTAGCAGCAACCCTATCTAAATATTCATATGTATTTGGAAACATAATTTCTTCGTCGCGATGTATGACGTTTATAGGCAGTTTACCTGCTGCATCTGCTGCCATAATTGCAAGCTCCATGCATACAGTAGAATCTTTGCCGCCACTTTGTGAAATAACAACTGTATGACCTTGTTCATATACTTCTTGTAGCCTGCTGAGAGCAGCATCAAACACATTCATGCTTAATTTAAGTTTCACTTTTTTCTCCTATAACAAAAAAATACTTAGCTTCTGCTAAATTGTGTTTATTTTCTAGTAATTGATTTGTCATGCTATGTACATCTGTACTATCTTCTAAATTAATAATTGATAGTATATAGTACCAGTTGAAACCTACTTTTTCTAGTTCATATGATATTTCTGCATATGTAAAAGTACATGGGTCATAATCAATTCCAATTTCTTCTATGCAATGTAATTTTTTATAAACGCCATTACTATTAATAAAAGTGCATATAAATAGTCCATTGTTATTTAATAAATCATATGCTTTTTTAATTATTCCAATACCGCAGTAATCAGGAACACTAAATAAAGAAACGCAGCAGTCATACCATGCATGATGTTGAAAAATATCACAATTTATAAATTTAGCATTAGGATGCTTTTTTTTTGCTTCTTTTATCATTTTAGATGATGCATCTATACCAGTATAATCACTAGGATTTATATTAGCTAAATCAAATAGCAACCCAGTTCCACTGCCACAATCGCAAATACTACCAAATTGATAGGGCATAATTTCTTTAATAAACCTATTTTCTGCTTCTACTATGTTACCTACTCTGTCATCTGCATAATTTGTATCATAGTTAGATGCAATTAAATCATAAATTTTTCCAATATCTCGCATTAATAACTCCAATTACTATCTAGTTTTCTTTCTTCAAAAATTCTTTTTGCTTGGTTATATTCAAACTTAGCTTCACCTATGGAACCATAAAGTCCCTGCTCTCTTATTTTTCTAGTTATAAGAGTAACAGATTCATCATCAAAATCTCTATGTATTGTTACGACTGCATCACTTTGATTATGCCAATGGGCAGCACCTGCTATATCATATGCTGTAGGTGGCGCATAGCCGCCATTGTTATCCTTTTGCATCTTAGTAGGGTGCGCTACTACCCAAACAGTACAATCATGCTTTCTAGCGAACCTCTTGCAGTTAGAAATGAAGTCTCTTATATGCTCGTCTTCTCTTTGATTACCTCTCCTTATAGCTGATACCTCATTAAATGGGTCAATAACAATGCCATTTACTCCAAACTTTTGACAGCTTTGCGATGCTATCTCTAATATTTTTTCTACATTTGGTATGTGTTCTCTAGTTTCTATAAAAAAGAAATGCTCATGTATCCACTCTAATGCGTTATGTAATTCTGTTGTATCCATTCTTGTAGTAAAGCCTTTATCAAATGGTTTTTCTGCAACAATTTGCAACAATCTTCTTATATGCATTTTTGTTGAATGTTCAGGTGAAAAAATAGCAAACTTCCAATCATGCTGTTTTGCAATGCGTACTAATATTTGATCTAAGAATGTGCTTTTGCCATGATTAGGTATACCAGTCCAAACATGGAAAGTACCTTTTTGTACTTTATACAATTTATCCAAACTTGGGTATCCAACTTCTAAAGGTTTGTCATAATTCCCATTGTATAAATCAATAACATCTTTTGTATAACTATTAACAGAATAAAGCCCATCTACTGGAAGTGGTTTTGCGTTCCTTACTATTCTTTTTAAAACTTCAGCGCCTAATTTAACTAATATGTCATTTGCATCTTTACAATCTTTTGGCGTTTCAACTATCCAACACTTATCTTTACCATATCTATGTATTAATTCTTTGTTTAAGTTTTCACCTGCACCATCAGCATCTGCAAATAGTATTATTTTTTTTGCCTTTAGTGGGTGTGTTTGTAAGCAACTAAATCTTTTATCATTTTCTTTGTATGACACAGTCGCAGGAGCGCCATCAGGAAGTGTTGTGCAGTTTTTAAAACCTACTTCCCATAAACTAAGTACATCAATCTCACCCTCAACAAATACAACTACGTTTGCATCTTTTACATGGGCATAGTTATATAAACTTTTTTTAGCTTTTGGTGTTTGTTTAAATTGTTTATCAGCAGTTCTATATTTAATATTATCGCATCTATTATTGAAACCATTAAATGGAAATCCAATCCACTTTTTGTCTTTACAAAAAATGTTAAAGGCTTGATAGGTTTCACGAGAAATTGATCTCTTACTAAAATAACTATCTAAATAATCATTAGCTTTTGCATCAAATCCAACACTTTTTGTTTCTACTTTTATTGTTGGTTTTGTATAGGACCCATTAGGTTTTATTGATCCACTAAAATTGCAGTGATGACAAAGCCATAAAGCAGTGTCATTTTCTATAGTAAGGCTCAGTGGTCTATCTTTTGGGTTGTGTGGTGGTTGACATTGTGGACACATAATTTTATGTGAACCTTCTCCACAATCATATGCATCTATATTTTGTTCATCTTTTAACTTAGCCTGCAAGTTCATTTTTACTCCTATTTTTTTTCTTCTGATTAGTCTTTTGTATGTCTTTAGTATAGGCGGACTTACGTGTCCTAAGGGTTAGGACGTTGGTGTCCACACTTAGATAATACCTATTGCTAGTGCCTTTTCTATGTTTTACTGTAAGCATATTGTTGTTTTCTAACCATGTAAGGCATCTACGAATTTGTCTATCGCTAATGCCACATATTTTTGCTAAATGTTTTTCACTTGGATAACAACTATGTTGCTCATCTGCGTAGTTAGAAAGTATGAATAATACTAATTTTGTACTTGGCGTATTACAGTCTTGTTTTTTACACCATCCTAGGGCTTCAATACTCATAACCCATAATGTACTTTTATTTATAAATTATTGCAAGTTATAAAAATCATTAGGCTGTACATTGCCTTTTGTGAGCTTGTGTAAATTTTCCATTTCATCTTTTCTTGGTATTCTTACACCTCTACACCATTTTGCTAAAGCATGTATTGTAAATGACGCACCATGTTTATTTGCCATATCAATAAATGTTGCGTGGGTATATTTATTATCTTTTAGCCATGTACCTAATTTCATAAACAAACTATATCAGATAAGTTCTTGTATATCCACCCATTTTGTCTTACTATGATACATATAATTTGATAATAATTTGGAATAATATGAAAAATAATCCCTTTGAACAACATGGTATCAACCATATAAGCGCAAGCAGCATCAACCAATACATCACTAATCCAGCAAGATGGGTTTTACAAGTTAGCGGCTTTCGTGATTCTTTTGGTTCACCTGCAATGTGGAGAGGTATAGCAGTTGATGATGCTATATGTAAAGGTGTCTATGAAGACATATCTATAAAAAAATTGCAAAAGTTTGCTATAGATGTTTTTGATGAAAGAATGAATCAAGCGCAAGAAGAAAAAATACCTTTTGATTATTCTAAAGTAAGCAAAGAAAGAGATTTACTTAATACTTACGTAGAAATAGCAATACCTCATTTTAGAAGTTTAGGTACACCAGTTGCTACGCAGAAAAAAATAAAATTAGAGTATGACTGGTTGCCAGTTCCTATAATCGGATACCTAGACCTGCAATACGAAGGGGTGGTTCGTGATATAAAAACTGTAAATAGGCTTACAAGTAAAATGCTTGATACAACATCACGACAATTAGCTATATATGCTGCTGCTGAAAAATGTACTCCAATAATAGATTATGTATATGTAACATCAACTAAACAAGAAGTAGTCACTACTCCTGTTATAGATTTAGATATGCATATGAATGTGGTGGAAAGAGCAGCAATCAATATGATGAATGTTCTTTCTTATAGTGATGATATTAATGTAATTGCTGATTTATACATTCCTAACCTAGATGATTGGATGTGGTCAAGGAATGAAAAAGAAGCAGCAAAAAAACTATGGAGAATATGATGAATATAAATAAATTAAATGAAGCTATTACAGAAATAGCAAACTTACCTAAATCAGATAAGGTAAATATTAAAGGTAAATTTTATACGCAAGTAGCAACTAGAGTAGAAATATTTAGAAAGGCATATGGTGACAGTGCCAAAATAACTACAAAAGTAATTCTACATGATCTTGAAAGAGTGGTCGTGAAAGCCACTGTAAGCGTTTGTAATGAAGGCATATGGAATGTTATTGGTAGCGACTATGCAGAAGAATTTCGTGGAGAGGGCATGGTTAATAAAACTTCTGCTTTAGAGAATTGTTGTACAAGCGCAATAGGTAGAGCATTGTCATCATGTGGTTTGAGTGGTGGTGAATATGCAAGTTCCTTTGAGGTAGACAATGCCATAAATAATAAATCTGAAGCGCCTGTTTATACACCAAAGAAGAAAGGTAAATATAAAATAGAGAGTGATAATAAAGCTATTGTTATTAATACAGATGATGAAGAACAATACTTACATCATTTGCGCACATTTTTAAAAGACCCATCTAGTGTTGAGTGTAAAAGAATATTTGAGTTAAATAAAGATACTATTCAAAAAGCACAAATTGCATCTACTAACAGTACAAAAGAAGCATATGATAAACTTTTGGGGATTTACAATGCAGAATCCTAATAGTCTTGATGATTACGTTTTCATGTGTATGCGTGATGGCAAATTTTGGACGTTTTGGTCATTACAACAATGCATACAAAAAAATACGAATAAATTTTATGGGGAGCCTTCAATAAGTGCTGCTATAAGAAATTTGCGAAAACAACATAATCGCATAAAATATAATCTACCTGCTTCAGATGAGATTATAAAAAGAAGAAGAATGTTTAACAGTCAGGGATATGAATATAAATTATTATTAGGAGAAAAAAATGGAATATGACAATAATCTAACAGGTGCTTTATTTATGGAAAACAAATCACAAGTTTTAAAAAGAGGTTTCTTTATGGTAAATGGTGTTAAAAAATATGGCATCTTAGTGCAAAGTGAAAATGATAAAGGTCAGAAGAAACACGAACTTATGATAAGTGCAGGTCTTGTTTATCATCATGATGCAGAAAGTAAAAAATCACCTAAATCACCTGATCTTAGTGGAAAAGTAAGTATTGATGCAGGAACTTACAAATTTGGTGGTTGGGAAAAAATTGGTCATGACAGTGGTAATGAATTTTTAAGTTGTTCTCTAATGCCTATTCTTGATGAAGAAGAAGCGCCCTTCTAGAAACCCCAAGCATCTTGCTTATATAAGAAGCCTGCCTTGCAGTATATGTAAAGCAGGTTTTTTATCACATCATAAGTCTGTACAAGCACATCACTTACTAAAACCTTGGATTGGCACACGTGGCATTTCCATGAAAGCTGATGACAGAAACGTAATTCCTTTATGTCTATACCATCATCATTTATTACATTCAAAATTTGGTTCAGAAAAGGCTCTATTTGAGAACTATGGAATGAAATCAGACTTTGCAAAATCCTATGCGCAACAGCTTTGGGAAACAGGCTCAACATTAACAGATATTGATGATGAATTACCCTTCTAAAAAAATATAACTATTTGTACATTTTGGGTTGTTTATTTATGCAACCAATGTATAATAAATGTATGAAAGAAAATAATGTTAATAATTTTAAGGAGAAAACAATGGTTAAAACATTAAGTAACGATAATACAACAACTGATGAAATGATTGCAGTGGTAATGCCTGTTTTATTAGATGCTGTTAAAAGAAAGGCATTTGTAAAAGGATATAAAGCAACTGATGAAGAAGCATTAGGTTTAGTAGTTAGTAAATTTACTAAATGGAATGCTGATGCAATTCTGACTGTAACAACAGAAGCATTAGAAGATGCTAATTTTTCTGACCTTGCGGTTAAAGTTAATAGCTTGGATATAGCATAGTATGAATATATTTACTATAGAAAAAAATGTGCCTATGCCTAGAATGCTAGGCGCTTTATCAAAAAAAGATTTTGAAAGATTTATTGATAATGAAATGACTATTGGTGATTCAATATTAATAAATAACCCATCTGATCTTACTAAACTTTATGCTGCTGCTAGAAATATGCGATTAAAAAATGGATATAAAGAAGCAGTTGCTAATGGATTTAATGGTGGAACATACCATTCAGCAAGTTACCCTAAAATAAAATCAAAAAGCGTTCAAACAGATGCAGTAAATAATAGTTGGTCTGTCAGAGTTTGGAGAACTGCATAATGAGTAAACAAATAGAAAACATTGTAAGCTCTTTAACTTTATCTTGTGTTAAACATAACATGATTGAGTTTATTGCTGAATATGGTCATGAAGAAGCAGACAAAAGACTAGCAGGTCTTTTTGGAAATTCTTATATAAATAATAGAGAAGAGTTATACCAATGGTATGACTTTGAAATAAGTGGGGAGTGTGAAAATGTCAAATAAAGCAGCAACTTATGAACAGGCTAAATATCAATATATTAGTAGATGTTCAGATGATGGCAGAAAATACAATCAACCAATAAAAGACCTTAGTGCTGAGTTTGATAAGTGGTGGGTTCTTAGAGATGATTATGGTTTTATAGCTGCTATAGATAAAATTACTGGGAGAATACTATGAGTATAAGACAATCATATGTATTTGCTTTCATAAATAAATTATCTAAGAAGTACGCTAAAGACTTTTCAAATATGCACTTAGAACAAATTAAAAAAATACTAAGCAAAGATGACTGGAACAAACTTTCTCATATAGTTAAATATGGTAAGGAGTTGCACTAATGAGCATTAAGAAAATAGATAAGAATATACCAATTCCATTAAAACATGTTGGTATTCCTGATGCAGAAAAAAATCTTATTAAAGAAATGGAAATAGGAGATTCTTTTATTATTGATAGATATGCAGTAATAAATAGATATAGAAATTATGCTCGCGCTATAGGCAAAGAGCTTCTTGCTAGAAAGAATTTTACTGGCACTCATAAAAGTGATTTTAATTATAGAGTTTGGTACAGCAAAAAAATTAAACCATACACTGAAATAAGTCCTAGTAGAGACACAAAGCTAAAAAAACATGGCATGTTATCTAAAAAAGAAGTACAAGATGGTGCAAAAGTAGACCCAGTAATTTATGCACAAATTGACTCACATGTATTAGCAATTGCAGAACTACAAGAAGAAAACAAAAAGATAGTTGATGATATGGAGCACATAAAAAAAGTTATGCGTGAAGAACTTGGTCATGTTGATTGGAATTACAAAACAACATCTTTTAAATCATGAATAAATTAAAATATCTAAAAAGCTGTTTAGAAACAAATCCTACATTTTGGCATTCGTTTTTAATATGGCATAACAAGTGGAATGTGGAAAAATTAAACCCTGCTGAATGGTCTGAGGGTATGTGCCATGAATTTTTGATGGAATGGCATCATACAGTCTTAGACAGATTCAACATAGATTATAAGGAAATAGTATGAATGGATTAGAGCTTTATGAATTAAGGAAAGAACTAGGTGTTACGCAACATGAATTAGCTGAATATCTTGGATACTTTAGTAATGGTATACCTAACAGAAGCATGATTGCTCGTTTTGAAAATGGTCATGCAAATATTAACCCTAGAATTGAAATGTTAATAAAACAATATGCTGAAAAGTGTAAGGAGATAACAAATGTCTAAACCAATAAATGTAATAGTAATTAATCCTTTTGAACAAACAACAACAGAAGTAACTATTAGTAATAGTGAAAGCATTAATGAATTCACAAAAATAATGGATTGTAGAGTTTTTGATGTAGTACGTTTAGGAACTAATGTCATTATGTATGTTGATGATGAAGGATTGCTTATTGATGAGAATAGGTATTTTAAACTTGGAGATGACCCTAATGCTTATGCATATGCAGGAATTTCAATTGTTGCATGTGATGACAATTTTGGTGGAACTATATCTTTTGACAGAGATATGTCCACTATAGAAGAATTAGTAACTTGGATGCCTGAGGGCTATAGCGAAGAACCTTATATGGAATTCTTTCCAATGCATTAATATGAAATTACAATTTAAGACAAAAAAAGCAAACACTAGAACAGTGCAATTTAGAATAGACCCTGATACACACCAAATGTTAACTGCATTACGTAAATATCATGAGGTAAAAACTGGCAAATTAATTAAACAAATGATAGAAATACACTACAACGAAATAAAAGGGAGTAAAAAATGAGTATCTTAGTAAATTTTTTATATGATGAAAAAGCATCTTATGAAGTAAATTTTAATAGGTGGCATCATGCTAATACAGTAGAACGTGAAATTTATAAAGACGTTAAATTGTCTTTAGATGAAGCAAGACTAAAATTTAGAAAAATGTATGGTTATAAAAGACTCAATGATAGTGTTTTTATAAGTGGTACTAATGCAATGAATTAGGAGTTTTATATGAGTATTAATAAAGAAGTAAAACAAACAGAACAAGAACTTAAAGTAATAGAAAAGATTTTAAAAGAAAAAAAAGATTTATTATTTATTTTAAAATGTATGATAGCAAACAAAAATATAAGCTAGTGCTAGTATCACTTAAAACTACTACAACTCATTCTATCAGTTATATGATTGGGTTGTGAAGGTAGCGGATAGCAATACCTCCTAGCTGTTCGCTACTTTTCTTTCAGATTTATACATAATATTTAATCCACTTAGAGTACATAGCCTATTTTTTTCATCAAGTCCTTTTTCAGTAAGCATATATTCCTGACCATTAAGTTTAACGAAACCTTGTTTTATTAGATCAGTGATAATTTCATTAGGCAGGTTATCACCGAACATGACTGCTAATATTCCGCCTAATCTTTTAGTTTGTGTTTTGCTTAATGCCATTTGCAATTTTTTAAATCTTCATAAAGTTCATGCGCAATCATGGTTTCTGTATCAGTTAAATTATTTTCCTGTAAAGCATTCTTTAATAATTTTACAATTAATGGAAGTTCATCTTCCTCTTTAATTATTATACTCATATTAAACATGCTCCCAGTCTTGCCCTTCAAATAGTAATGATTCAGCTAATCTTCTTCTAGTTAATCCATCTAAAACTTTGCCATTAGCTTTGTTCCATCTTTTTATCTGAACAGGAACATCCTCATATGCCCCTGTATTCAATACTTTTAACATAGTGCTAGAATTTAAATTGCTTCCACCAAGATTAAATGTCCATGATATAAGAGCATCAAATTGATGTTGATGTAAAGGAACCTTTACACACTCTTTAACTGCATCTTCATAAACTGCAATATCTTCAAGTAATAATTCTTCTGCTCTAGCTTTAGAAATAGACATGCCCATTTTTATACCATGAGTTGAACCATATCCAATTGTGGGAACATTGGCTGCACATTTGTAAGCATTAAGTTCACAACCTTCAAACTTTTTTATTAGTGATAACCCTTCTTGTGATATTTTCATATTATTCTCCCCATGTTCCATCTTCCAAAATTTTACCAGTCTTCTTACCACCCCAGTATTCAACTGCATGTTTTTCATCAATGAGCATCTGACAAATACTTTTACCATCTTCTGTATAAGGGATGCCAAGTATTCTGCCATATTTACCTTTTCCTAGTGATTGTATTTTGAAAGAGCCAACACATAGCTCTATTAGTCTTTGTTTGGCTTTTAGTCCAAGCGCTTTTTCTGCAAGGTTTCTTGTCCTTGATTCAGGAGTGTCAATTCCTGCGAGCCTTACTCTTTGTTTGTGTAGCTTTACTGCAAAGCCTAAATCTAGCACTACATCTATGGTGTCTCCATCTACTACCCTATCCAATGAAGCATTGTATACGAATGGTGTAACGCTATTAGACATGACTACTTCTTAGCCTTGCCAATGTTCAATGCTAACATCTCAATAAGTTTATATAACTTACCGATCATGGCATCATCTTTTGGTGTTGGTGTTAATGCA